TTCAATGCCCGCCGATACTCAAAACGCTCTTGCGGGTTTACGCCGCTGGACCCTGGAACGTGACGACTCAGGCCCACATCGCGTGTACCGAGATCAAGAAGGCAACACCTACGCCTCCGTCACCCACATACTCAAAGAGACTTCACCTCAATGGCAGAAAGATGCACTTGATCGTTGGATTAAAAAGCCCGGTGCTGCCCTGGAGCGTGATGTTGCTTGCCAGCGCGGGACTCTGGCGCACGATCACGCAGAGTACGTCCTCAAAACAGCAGCAAAGCTGGCTCGACAAACTGCCAACAAACGGAACAGCTGGCGGGGCGGAGATGATGGCTTGGAACGTGCCCCCAAACAGATCACCAGCTGGGCCATCGGCAAGGCAATCCAAGGTGCACCGCGTGTCCCCTGGAGCGCCAGTGGCTACGCCCGAGGCTTACGGTCTTGGATCGGGGCCAATGTGACCGCAATCCACGCAATCGAGTTTTCGGTGTTCGACCCGCGAGGCTGGGCTGGAACGGCAGACGCTTTGATCGACGTAGACGGCACCCTCTGCATCGCTGACTGGAAAACCAGCGTCAACGCTCGCAGTGAAGAGATGCTGGCGAACTACATCTGTCAGACTGGCGCGTACTCCCTAGGGCTCCAGCACCTGACGGGCATCAAACCCAAAACGGGAGCGGTTGTGGTGGCTCGCCGCAGTGGAGCACCTCAGGTTCGCTTGCTCAATGAGTTAGAATTACGCGGGGCGGAATGTCAGTGGCTAGAAAGGATGAGCCTATACAAGGCCCAAGAACTGTTGGAGAGCTAGAGGAAGCAATCCAGGAAACCCTGGAACTTCTCTACACAGGCCAGGAGAACGTGGCAAAGCAGGCTATGAGGCTTTGTCTGCCCATGGAACGTCTGAAGGCGCTGTTCAACCAGTACGTCGCAGACCGACCTATCGACGTTACCGATTGTTTGTGCTACAATTCAGGAGTCAAACAAACACCCCCACCCATGACAAACTTCGAACTCGCTTACGTCATCAAGCAGAACGAGAAGATGATCGAGACTTTCTCAAAGCGCAACACTCCCGAAGCTGCTGAGATGGTCAAAGAGCTGGAAGCCGCTAACACCCAAATGAAGCTGGCTGGCCTGTACTGCTGATCATGCTGGAAAGTTTTGCAAACCAGCTGGCTGACCTAGTCAAACAGCTGGAGGAGTCGGACAAACGACTCAAAGAGCTGACAGACCAACACGTAGCTGAGCAGCGACGGCTCTTGGAAGAGCTGGAACGAATCGCCAAAGATTGAACCCTGGGGCCATCAGGCCCTTTTTTTGTGCCCGCGTTGCACTCCCCCTAGTTTGTGCTACAATTTGATCATTGAAACGGGCACCCCCCATGAACCTCCAAACCTTCTTCACCGAGAAAGACTTCGACATCCGCACCTACGAGGTGGTCAGTCCCACTACAGGCGACAGCCACATCATCACCACCGATGTTGTGATTGACCGCATCCTCAGCACCCAAGGCCAAGAGCGTCAGGGCGTGGTTCGCATCCTGCAACAGCTGGACTTTGCCAACGGCGACTTCCACCATTTCTTCAAGCACCTGGCCACCGGCCTCGCTGCCCAGTTCTGAGATGGACTTCCACAACTACAGCCTGCTGGAACATGAGAGGCGAGAGCACCTGGAGGACCTCGCCGCAGCCCAAGAGCGAGAGGAGGCAGAACTAATCCGGTTCCGCCTACTCACCGACGACGGCGACACTGATTGCCTGGACCGTGAAGATCTGGAGCAGGCGATTGCAGAGGCGCGGCGATACGGACTGGACTACACCATCGAGATCGTCTAGTTGCACCCCTACCCTTTTGTGCTACAATTTAGAAGTTCAGACAGGCCCCCTCCAATGATCAGCATCACCAAGATTGAAACAGGCGTATTCAGAGCCGATTGGCAGAACTCTTGCCAGGAGAGAACAGTTGGCTCCATCTTCTCTGACCAACCTGCGCACGGCATTGCTCAAGGCTCAGTTCGCCACTACACAGCCCGCTTTCAGCCTTCTCCTGACTCAGACGGCTTTACCTATAACGGCTCGTTAAGAGCTTGTAAGAAGTGGCTCACCGATATGGGTTCACTCCTTGCCTGACCACGGGGGCTCAGCCCCCACATTTCTCTCCCCCTTTCAAATCAATGAACAAGCTTTACCGACCCCATGAGCTGCCCTGCTGGATGGCTCCCCTGTTCACCTGCACCTTGCTGATTCTGTTTGGTGGTGCTTTCTACATTTCTTTAACTGCCACGCTCGATGAAATGACGGAGCGTGACTGTCGCCTAGGTGTCCAGGCTGCTTGCGAGCAGCTGCGGAAGTAACCGGTGGCCCGTAAACCCGCGCAACAAGTTCTCAGATCTTCCATGATTCTTTTTGCGCGTGTAAGCTTGGCCCATGGCAAATAAGGCGACAAACGTAGAAATAGACGGGCGCATAAATACCGTTTACAAGCTCTTATTGGAGGGCAACAGCAGAACCCAGATTCTTCAATACGGTTCGGAGACCTGGGAGATCAGCGAACGGCAGGTTGAGGAATACATCAAAAGAGCCCGCGATCATCAACGCCTCGATGCTGAGCTGGAGCGGCCAGAGTGGCTGCACGAATCGCTCTGTGCTCTCAAGGACATTCAGCGCAAAGCTACGAACGGCAGGCAATACAGCACCGCATTGAAAGCCATCGAGATGCAGGCGAGGCTCTTGCGGTTTGAGATGTCATGAGTCTGGTTGACGACATCTGCGAACCTGGAAAGCTCACCCAGTTCGCAACGCCGCCATCTGCTCAGGACACCGATGAGATTCTGAGGCGCATCAAAGCTGATCTGCATCCTGGACAGCTGGCGTTTGTCGAGGACACGCAAACCGAGATCCTGGCCCTTACTGCTGGCTATGGCGCGGGGAAGACGACGGCGCTGGCTGCAAAGGTTCTGACCTTGGCAATCCTGAATCAGGGGTACACCGGCATCGTCATGGAACCCACTTACCCAATGATCCGGGATATTTGGATGGCCACATTTCATAAGTACCTTCACCAATACGGCATCCCGTTTACCTACCGGACCAGCCCGCTGCCGGAGTACGAATTACACCTGAACAAGCCGACTCGGATCCTGTGCCGCTCAATCAAGAATGGGAACATGACAGCGGTTGGCGTGAACGCTGCGTTCGCGGTGTTTGATGAGGTGGACATCTTGCGCCTTGTCGAAGCACAGAGCGCGTTTGAGAAGATCCTGGGCCGTTTGCGCGAAGGCAACGTCCGGCAATTCGCTGTGGCCAGTACGCCTGAAGGTTTCCGCTGGCTGTTTCAACAATTCGGCAAACCGGAGATGCAGCAGCGCGAAGATCGCAGGCTCATTAAGATGCGGACCGAAGAGAATCCACATCTTCCCCCAGACTTCATCCAACGGCTGCAAGAGAACTACGACTCTGCAAGCCTTGCCGCTTACCTGAACGGGGACTTCGTTCTCCTAAACAGCACGCAGGTTTACGACAGATTCGACCGAGCGAAGCACGTCATTCAGGCGGCCCCGGTCAACCTCGACAACGAACCGCGTCATTGGGGCATCGATTTCAACATTGGTAACTGCAACGCCGTCTGCGGTGTGCGTCTGGGCCAGCAATTCCTAATCACCGATGAGGTGAAGGCTCATGACACAGATGCCCTGGCTGCAGAGATCAAGCGAAGATCTGCCCACGTTTCTGCCCCTGTTTATGTCTACCCAGACGCATCAGGCCAGAATCGAAGCACGAATGCCTCGAAGA